ATTGACTCTCCTAAGCCACTAAAACGTCAGTTGAAACAGCTTCGACGAGCAGCCCGGGTGCTGTCTCGTAGGACGAAGGGAGGAAAGAACCGAGAGAAGGTACGTGTCCGTCTTGCTCGGCTACACCAGCACATCGCTAACGTTCGCAAAGATTTTTGGCATAAGGTTACGACTCAACTCTGCCGTGAAAACCAAACGGTGGTAATTGAGGACTTGAGCATAGCCTTCATATTGCGAAACAAGACGTTAGCACGAGCAGAGTCAGACGTTGGTCTCGGGATGTTCAAGCCGATGCTTCTCTACAAGGCGTTGGCGTATGGGGGACAGGTCGTTGTGGCTGACCGCTTCTTCCCATCTACCCAACGGTGTAGCCTCTGTGGAAACATTAAGACAGGTGACGAGCGGGTTGTGTTGGGTGAAGCCTGGTACTCCTGCACGTCATGCGGCGCTGTCGAAGATCGAGATGTGAACGCCGCGTTAAATTTGGCACAGTACCCACGGCTTGTGGGGAACTGGGGTCGTAAGGCCCGAACGCCCACGGATGACCACACCTCTACTTGGTTAGCAACTTGTAACCAAGCAAGCGAGATCGCTGAAGTGGGAACTAGACAGTGCGCACAAGTGCGCACAAATTAGAGAGCAGGTATAGTCCTAATGTCATGGTTCGATAAAATTATTTCTTTCTTTTCGCGCCGCGAAAAAGTAAATCTTTTAGACTCAACCGCTAATCTATTAAAAATTATCCCTAGTCGGGATTTTTATTCAGATCAACAACTCATTCCAGGATTAGCTTCTTCCCCTGATAAAGATAGAAAAATTACCTCTAGAGGATTAACTTATTTTAATACTTATGAAGGGTCTTATGAATGGGTTGAACCTCAATATGATCATATCGAAATCGAAATTATCCATGATATTGAATCTTATGTAGCCCGAGCAACAAGAGCCAAATTAGCTCTATTCCTAAAAGAAGGTTACGAATTTGTTGGAGATAATGATGATAGAGTTGAATATATTCGAACTCGAATATCTCAAATAGAAAGAGCTTCTAAAATTCCTTTTGCAATTCTACTCCTTCAGACTTGTCGAGATTTAGTTCTTCATTCTAATGCCTTCTGGCTTAAGGTTAGAGATCTAAAAGCTTCTGGAGGTAAGATTCGATTAATTGGATCAAAAAAGCTTTTACCTACTGCTGGATATTTTAGATTGCCGCCGGAAACAATGATCCCCGAAATAGATGGATCCGGTAATATTACTAGATGGAAACAAAGTATAGGTGGAGAAGAAAAGATTTTTCAAATTGATGATATCATCCATTTTTATACTAATAAGAAAGGTGGATATCCATTAGGAGTTCCTTCAATTATTCCAGTTATAGATGATATCCGAGCTTTAAGAAGTTTAGAACATAATATTGACGTCCTTATTCATAAGCATCTCTTTCCAATTGTTCTGTGGAAAGTTGGAACTGATCTTCGTCCAGCACAAACTTATCCAGATGGTCAAACCGAAATTGATGTAGTTCGTGAAGCCGTAGCTAATATGCCAACTGAAGGATCTCTTGTCGTATCTGAAAGATACGATGTTAATGCGATCGGAGCAGAAAACAAAGCTTTAAGAGTAGAAACTTATTTAGCTCATTATAGAGAACGTCTCCTTGCTGGATTAGACGTTTCTTCTATCGATGTCGGTATTGGTAATTCCAGTTCAAGATCAACTGCTCAAACTCTTTCAAGAAACTTGATGGATACTGTAAAACTTCATCAAGTTGTAATTCAAGAACTCATTCAGTTTGTTATTAACGAATTACTTCTAGAATCAACTTTTCAAGAAGATTCAGTTCTGTCTTCAGAAAATTTAGTTTATTTAAGATTTAGAGAAATTGATAAAGAAGCGAAACAGGCAGAAGATAATCATTATGTTGATCTATTTATTAAGAACGCTATTTCTTATTCAGAAATGAGATATGGAATTGGTTACGAAGTTTTAACACCAGAGGAAGAGAAAGAGTTATATTGGAATAAATTCGGAAAAGAGATGGCTTTAACTAAACCAGCTTTATCTAGTGGATCTGATGGAACCATTTCTAATAAAACTCAACCAGCAAATCAGCATGGAACTCGGACCTCTCCGAAATTAAATAAGGATGCTTATTCTAATTCTAGTAAAGAGGAAGTAAATCCAATTCTTCTTTGGCATAAACGGATTGGAACAGAATTACAAGTCAGATGGTCAACTAAGAAAAATCTTTTACTGGCGGAAGCTGACATTAGAACTTCTTATCAGCTCGCAAAAGAAAGTTTCATTTCAATTATTAATCGAAAGATTAGAAATAATTATCCTGATCCTTTTGTTAGTCGGTCTTTAACTAAATATATGGAAGAAAGAGTCGACTCTTCGATTAATAGATTAGTTAATGAACTAATTAGACGAATTCAAAATGATCAAGAAACTCCTAATATAATTTTCGAGTCATTAAAATATAGAACAGTTCTAATTTTTGATACGGAATTAGCTTATGCAGATAATCTATCTATATATAGATGGTATGTTGCTAATAAAATTAACATGAAAATTATTTCTTCGGACGAACCTTGTAACATTTGTAAGCCTAAATTGACCAGTATAAAGTGGAATGATAAACTTGGGGAAGTTAATATCCCTCCGTATCATCCTCTTTGTACGTGTAGGATCATAGCGGTGGAAGGATAAATTATGGAACTTATACTTAGAGATTTATTTTCGTTTGCTCCAGCATCAAGTAGAGCTGGTGGACCTTCTTCCGATAACGAAGTCCGAAATCTAGCTAAAACTAGTAAAGGCTTAAAAGTTACTTTCGTTGCCTCTCATGCTGGAATGGTGAATGGCAACCATGTAATGTATTCCCCGAAGGGAATGAAAGATTCGGCCTTTACTTGGGTTTGGCCGCAAAGAAAACCAATGCAGATTCATCATGATGATCATGCTGATCCCATTGGTCGAATTATTAGTGCTTCTTATGTACCTTATAGTAATATTGATGCAACTCAGCAAGATTCGTTAACTTCTAACTCAGATTTACGAATGCTTGATTCCATTAAAGCATTAAGAAAATCAGGAACTCTTAGTCAACCAGAATGGAAAGGAATTGGAGAGTTAAGATTAGAGGCTATCATTACTGATTCTGATGCAATGGAAAAAATCTTAGACGGAAGATATCAAGCTGTCTCTGTTACTCAGAGACCAAAACAAGCTTTCTGTGACAAATGTAGTCAAGACTGGATTAAAGATGGTCCTTGCGAACATGAAAGAGGCGAATGGTTTGAAGATGAAGATGGAGAAAAAAGTCAGAATTTCCTTATTGTCGGAGGAACAGAGTACGCTGAACTTTCTTACGTCAACGGTCCTGCTGATCCGTTTGCTCAGCATATAAATGCTGAACCAATTAGTGTACCTACTTCAGATTCAGTTCAAACTGAAGTTAATGAGAATATCCTTGTATGTAAAGACGGAAAAACAGAAATGTCTTTTCTGTTTGTCGATTCAATAAATTATAAGGAACCAACAATGCCAAATGAAAATGAGATTAAGGACGAACCGAAGGTCGAGACCGTGGATCCGATAAAAGATGAATCTCTTCCCGAAGAGACTCTTCCCGAAGTAGAAAGTAAATCTTCTGAGGATTCAACTCCGGAAGAATTGAAACTTACTCCCGAAGATGCACTACGTTGTTTATTCGAAGATCGAGATAATTTAACCGGTGAAATGTGTGATCTTCTTTTCGACGAAATGGAATCTCTTGTCGAGGAAGACGCTAAGCTTTCAGCCAAGAAAAGAAATTCTCTTCCCGCAAGTTCTTTCTGTGGTCCTGGAAAATCTTTCCCGGTAAATGATTGCGCTCATTATACCGCTGCGAAAAGAATGATTAGTCGTTATGATGGTTCAGGAGATAAATCAAAAATCTCTGAATGTATCGAACGAAAAGGCAAGTCATTAGGTTGTCTACCGAAAGACGAACCAAAGGATTCTCAAGAAGAAACGTTCACTCCCTCTACTTTTTCAGATGAGCAGTTAGGTCAGACTTTACTTCAAGTTGAAAAACTAATGGTTGATCGAGGACTAAAGTCAGAACGTCGATGTGAAAAATGTGACGAGAAAGATTCAAGACTGAAAGAACTTAATGATAGTCTTCCTGAAAAAGATGAAGTTATTAAAATCCTTCGATCAGAATATAAACTTATTCTGAGTGAACATTCAGCTTCGGAGAACTCTCATTCAGAAACTTTGAAAGAATTTGAATCGGTTCTAAAAGATTCAGTAAAAACCTATTTACTTTTAACTGATAAAGAATCATCCGAAGAACAAATTGAACTTCGAGTTAATGGTCTTGCTTTCGAAGATTTGAAAAAAACTTTAAAAGAAATCGATATTTTTAAAATTATTTCTTTCATTAGGAGTGGGTTATCTCGCGAACCTGAAGGTCAAGTTGATTCGAACGATGCTCTTCCGATTGAAGACTCTCTTTCTCCTGAACTTCTTAAGTTTGCGAAAGCATTAGTTAATATTCGTGCGGCGAATGGGACTAAATTTGCGACTGATTGTTTAGTTGATTGGATTCGAGTTGGAAAGTTACCAAAAGACTTTACACTAGACAAAGCTATTAAAGTTATGGCAAAATAGGGAACATAGGAGCTATTAATAATGGTTTACGTAGCTAATCATAAACAGTGGGATCATACAGGATATATCGTCCCTCAGGTCGAAAAATCAGAGAGCCAATATCCGGCGGTAGAATTAAAACCCGCTGACTGGCTTCCTGTTGTTCGTTTCGATAAAAAGGTCGAAGAGTATATTGTTCTCGCTTCTGGAAAAGTTGTCGCTTTAGATTTAACTGGCCGAGCTGTTCCTGCTGGTCTTAAACTTCAGTTTGAAGTTGCTGGCGGAGCAACTGCTCTTACTTATACTTCCGATGATTATGATTCGGGAACAATCGATCTTACAACGGGAGTTTCTTACGCCGTTGATGGAACCACGACTTATACTCAGACCCAGTTAACAACCGCTCTTCGTGCAAGAGGGCTTATTGGCGCAGCTCAGTATGCTCGTGATTTTATCACTGATCCTATTGGTTATGCTCCTTATAGCTATTTCCAATGGTGTGGTGGTGACGGTTGGAATCCGGCTCTTTTCCGAAAGCACAATCATTC